TACGTCGATAGTACGACACAGGCCATTATGCGAATTAGACAGGGCGGTTTGGTTCGTCATCCTGAAGACTATAAAGATGAGCCTATTGTAAGAGGACAAGTAAAGTATTATGGCTAAAAAACAATTAACAGATTTAATTTTAAAATTATACTCCAAACTAGGAGGCAATGTCGGAGAGGTCCTTGGTACCCGGTCTAATATTAGTTTCTTAGGAACCGGGAAGAGTCCAGAAGGCTTTATAGATTCTACAATCAATATAGACGCCATCGGTGTTTTAGGTAAAAATAAAGTTTTAGACGAATTAAAAAGTTCTATGGGCTATTTAACAGCCAATAAGTTAAACGACGTTCAAGCAGGAAAGTTATACGAAAACATGTTAAAGATTGATGACGTCTTTAACCCGAAGCAAATCCCAAACATCACAGACATGGCAACAGGGAACAGGGACCTGACACAAGAAGGTCTAGGTGCTTTAAGAGCGACTAGAAAAACAGATGATGATTTAAGAGTAGTAAAAGATGAAGTAATAACAGAAAGTGGTGAAACAGGCCAACCACAAACAATCGCTGACAGAATTAGTGAGTATATTAAAAAAGTAAGAGAAGAAAAGCAAACACCATGGGCTACTGATAGACCTATCGATGATTTTGAAAATTATGTTTTAAAAGGTACGAACGTAGCAAAAGCTGGACCATTAGATCCTGTAACCGGACTTACGAGAACACTGGCTAGAAGAATATTAGATAAAAAAGGAATTGAGGTTGGTAAGAGTGACCCTTTAGATGTTTTTACAGAAAAATTTAGTGGCCAAGTATTAACTGATGTTAAAAATCTTGCAGACGAAATGCTTGAAGCAGAAAAAGCAGGTCGTGAACTTAAGTCTATGGATGAGTTATTAGAAATAGAAGGTTTGTTTGATATAAAACTAATTAAAGACAATCCCTATTTTGATACTTTCAAACACGGCGGACTAGCTAAGATCCTGGAGGTCTAATGCCTAGAAGTGCAGAACAAGAAATTCTTTTTCAAAAACTCTTAAAATTTTTAGATAAATACAGAGGTAAAACATTACCAACAGATGTTTTAACAGCAAAAGTTGCTGAGATATATAAAGGCACACTGGCTGCAAACAAAACACCGGCTGGAAAATGGAATGATTTATTTAAGAAAAATCCAGAAGCTTTTAAAAATATAAAGTTAGATTATTCAGTAAAAGGCAAAGGTCCTTGGAATGTAGCGTGGAAAAACGATCCTGAATGGAGAAAATTTTTTAAAGAAAGAAACCCGGGCGTTGTTTGGGAAGATTTAACAAATGAACAGAGAGATATTAAATCCAATACTTGGAAAGGTTACGGGGTGGTTAAAGAAAGAGCCAAAGTTATTCCCAGTAATTATATACGTCAAAATGATTTTGCTGATAAAGTAAATTTTAATAAAGACACTTTAAAAACAATTAGAACTAGAGATAGTTATAGAAATTTAAATTCAGAACTTAATAAATATTTTAAACCTAAAAAATTTAAGGAAGAGGTTTGGTTTCCTGATCCTTCTAAAAAAGAAATTGAAAAATTTAAAGAGCTTGTAAAAGCAAACGCAGAAGCTGGAACGGCAGAGATGGCAATTAAAAAAGGCTCTGTTTCTAATGAACCTATTTTAGCTTTACATAAGGAATTAATCAGAGATCCAGATGCAAGACCTTTTGAACTAGCTGAGAATATTTATGGTAATTCAAAAGCCAGCACTCTACAGATGATTGGAAATGATTCTTCCAAATACGTCGAGGTTTTACGTGGTTCAAGAACTGTACCGGGCTTAACACTCCCTGGTGTTACTAAAACTGAAGATATTCTTTCAAACATTTTGATGCCTGGAAGTGGGTTTTTTAAATATGGAAATAATGAACGAAGAAATGCAATGCTTCGAGAACGAGATGAAATTTTAAAAACTAAAGGACCTAAATTAAAAAGAGTAAGAGATTATTTAACTAAACGAGGTGTGGTACCTGGTATGCACCTTGACGAAACTTTGAGTCTAGCTGCTACTTATGAAAAAGCCCCCGGCTACACAGAACTTGCTCAAAGAATTCCAGGTAATGTAAATATATTAAAAGGAAATACAATTGATAGAGATTTTTCTGTTTTACTTGAAAAAGTAATAGATGGAAAAGATGGGCCGGGCTCATATAGAGAAACCCCTTTTAAAAATTTAAAAGAACATGTTAAATTGTTTAATGCTTATTCAAAAGATTTTCAAAAAGAATTTGGAATAGACACTCCCACTATAGAATATAAACCGGGACAAAAATTAAATGCTTCTCATTTTATAAAACATTTTGATAAGTTATCTCCTGAAGCACAGGTAAATGTAAATCAATTAGCTGATAGAGGAATTGTCATGAGATCTAAATCAGTTCCTATGAGAGAAATGCTTTTTCAAATGTATAAGACTGCTCCTGAAAATGAGCAAACTATAATTCAAACAATTTTAGGATGTAGAAAAGCAGCAGCTTCGGGTGGACGTATTGGTTTTGCAGGAGGCAATTTAGATGCATGTGTTGGCACAAAATTAAATAACGAATCCCAAGTTACAAAATTAACTCAACTAGATGATTCATCACCTGTGTTGAGTAAAATGAAAAATGCAGCAACAGGATTTTTAGGTTTTGCAAAACGTGGTGGTAAGTTTGGTGCGATTGCAGCAGGTGGTGCAGCAGCCGCGGGCCTTGTTAAAACATTCATGAACGATGATCCAACAACTTATTTATCTGATGAGAATCAACAGAAGAATATGTTAATTGAAATGGTAACAGGTCCAATGGTTGATCAACCAGATTCAACTCCAGAAATTTTAGATTATCAATTACCAGTGTTAGGAGCAACCACAGCAGCAGGAACAGCAGTTACTGCGCCTTCAACAATTGAAGCTTCGAGATCAGCAAGGTTTGGAAAGAAGCCATCTGGTTATACTAAGACTGCTTTAAAAACTTTAGGAAGAGGTTTAGCAGCAAGTGGAACTCCGTTAGGTTTAGCTGCGTTAGAACCATTGCATATTGCGGGTCAAGTTCAAGCTGGAGATTCATTAGGAGAGATTGCAACTAATCCATGGAATTATGCAGGTCTAGCTTTTGCAGATGATTTAAGTAAATTTGCAACAAAAGGATTAGGTCCTAATATAGCAAAAGCAATGAGACTTGGAATTAGTCCAGCAGCTTTAAAAGTGGGAAGTAGGTTCTTAGGTATGCCGGGTCTTGCATTATCACTAGGTATTAGTGGTTATGAAATGTATGATGACTATAAAAAGAAAAGAGGTATGTTTAGTGAAGAATAAAAATCTTGTGATAAATATGCCACATGTAAAGTGGAAGGAGATACCACCTTTAAAGGGACCTGACTCACAGGGGTTGAATGTTCCTACAAAACAAGTTAAAACAATAGAGAACTCGGAGAATATAAATGGCAGACATAGACAAACCATTACCAAACGTAAATACTGAAATTAAAGTACCTGGCGAAGAAGAAGTCGAAGTTGCTCAAGAAGAAACTATTAAAGAGCAAGTTGGTCCTGATGATGTTGAAGTAACTCAAGAAGACGATGGTGGTGCAACAATTAATTTTGATCCAGAAGCGGTTAACCAACCTGGAGGAGAAGGCCATTTTGACAATTTAGCAGAATTATTACCCGACGATGTTTTAGGAAAACTAGGTTCTGAATTAGTAGGAAATTACGAACAATATAAATCTTCTAGAAAAGCGTGGGAAGATACTTACACAAAAGGTTTAGATCTTTTAGGATTTAAATATGAAAATCCAACTCAACCATTTCAAGGAGCTAGTGGTGCAACTCACCCAGTATTAGCAGAATCAGTTACACAGTTTCAAGCGCAAGCTTACAAAGAATTACTTCCAGCAACTGGTCCAGTCCATACACAAATAATTGGACTTGCAGATAGAGCAAGAGAAGATCAGTCGCAAAGAGTTAAAGAATTCATGAACTATCAGCTCATGGATGTGATGAAGGAGTATGAACCCGAGTTCGATACAATGCTTTTTTATCTCCCTCTTAGTGGCTCTGCCTTTAAGAAAGTCTACTATGATGAACTCTTAGGCAGAGCTGTTTCAAAATTTGTTCCAGCTGACGATTTAGTTGTGCCATATACTGCTACATCTTTAGAGGATGCAGAAGCAGTTGTGCATGTAATTAAAATGTCAGAGAACGATTTAAGAAAAAAACAAGTAGCCGGTTTCTACATGGATGTAGATTTAACACCTGGTTACAATCAAGAAACAGAAGTAGAGAAAAAAGAAAGAGAACTTGAAGGAATTAAAAAAACTAGAGACGAAGATGTATTTTCTATTTTAGAAATACATACTGATTTAGATTTAGAAGGTTTTGAAGATAAAGATTCAACTGGTGAAGGTACTGGAATTAAACTTCCATACATTATTACCATTGAAATGAATAACAGACAGATTCTATCAATTAGAAGAAACTATAAAATAGATGATCCACAAAAAAATAAAATAGATTATTTTGTTCATTTTAAATTTTTACCTGGATTAGGTTTTTATGGTTTTGGATTAATTCATATGATCGGTGGATTGTCGAGAACGGCAACTACTGCATTACGTCAACTACTTGACGCAGGAACTTTAAGTAATTTACCAGCAGGATTTAAACAACGTGGAATCCGTGTTAGAGATGAAGCACAAGCAATTCAACCTGGAGAATTCAGAGATGTAGATGCACCTGGAGGAAGTATTAAGGATGCATTTATGCCATTACCATTTAAAGAGCCATCACAGACTTTATTGCAGTTGATGGGTATAGTGGTACAGGCAGGGCAACGATTTGCCGCCATCGCTGACATGCAGGTCGGAGACGGCAACCAACAAGCAGCTGTTGGGACGACCATTGCTCTCTTAGAACGTGGTTCCAGAGTCATGTCAGCCATACATAAAAGATTGTATGTGGCGATGAAGAGTGAATTTAAATTATTAGCGGGAGTATTTAAACAATACTTACCACCTGAATATCCATACGACGTAGTTGGTGGACAAAGACAAATTAAACAAACAGATTTTGATGAAAAGGTAGATATTTTACCTGTTGCAGATCCAAATATTTTTTCTCAATCACAAAGAATTTCAATGGCACAAACAGAATTGCAACTGGCAATGTCAAATCCTAAAATGCACAACCTTTATGAAGCGTATAGAGCAATGTATAATGCAATTGGTGTAAAAAATATTGATAAAATTTTACCACCACCGCCTAGACCTACGCCAATGGACCCAGCAACTGAAAATATTTTAGCAATGACTGGAAAACCATTCCAAGCTTTCAAGGGACAAGACCATCAAGCGCACATTACAACCCATTTAAACTTTATGGCGACTAATATTGCACGAAATTCACCTCCAGTTATGGCTGCATTAGAAAAAAATATTTTTGAACACATTTCTTTGATGGCTCAGGAGCAATTAGAAGTAGAATTTAGAGAAGAAATTCAAAAATTAATGCAAATGCAACAAATGGTACAACAAAATCCAATGTTGCAGCAAGATCCACAGGTTCAACAACAAATTGTTACTATGTCTATGCAATTAGAAGCAAGAAAAGCGAAATTAATTGCTGAAATGACCGAAGAATTCAAAAATGAAGAAAATAAAATCATGGGTGAGTTCGGAAACGACCCAATTGCTAAATTAAAAGCAAGAGAACTAGATTTAAGAGCTATGGATGACGAATCTAAACGTGAACAAGGCCAAGAAAAGATTGATTTAGATAAATCTAAACAATTAATGGGCCAAGAACAGTTTGACGAGAAATTAGCTCAAAATGAAGAATTAGCTCAACTAAGAGCTGATACATCTTTGCAGAAACAGGCTATGTCGCAAGATGCTAAATTGCTTAACGATATGATAAAACAAGAGGACGTTAAGATCTTGAAAGGGCCTAGAAGATAGTATATTAAACACGTAGGAGAAAATTATGGGAAAAGGAAAAACATTTTGGACAAAAAACAACCCAAAGTATATTGGTAAAGTTGTATCTGAAACGCCTAAAGCGGATATGTCAAATACATTTAATGTCAATAGTGATGGGTATGGAAAAGAAGTAGAAGTTAAAATTCCTAAAGGTGAACCGACTGTAAACAAAGTTGGTGGACAAAGAAGAATGTTAGCATCTAAAAAGTCTAAAGTCAGTTGGTACTAGTATGTGGTTATCGGCAATTAAATTAGCCGTTTCTGCTGGAAGTAAAATTTATGCTAACAAGCAGAAGGCAAAAATCGCAATGTCTGACGCACAGGTATTACATGCAGAACGACAAGCTCGAGGTGAGGAAGCTTACCAAGGAAAACTTTTAGAGGCCCGTCAAAACGACTACAAGGACGAGGTAGTTTTATGTATACTTACGTTGCCAATTTTGGTGCTCGCATATGGGGTCTGGTCGGACGATCCGGCGGCGATGGATAAGATAAAGATGTTTTTTGATCATTTCCAAGCGCTTCCGAGCTGGTTTACAAATTTATGGATTCTTGTCTGTGCCAGTATTTTTGGTATAAAGGGAACACAGATTTTTAGAAACGGTAAAAAATAATAGGTAGACATTAATTAACAATTTACATATAAGGATAACATTATGTCTAAAAAATCGAGAAAACGAAATAAAAAAATTTTAAGTTTATTAGCCGCTGGTTTAGGTGCTGCGGCTTTAGCAAGAAGAGGAACTGCACAAGGTGTGAGTGGTTCTGATAAAGCAAAATTTACATCCAACGCTGCATATTCTTCACCAGCTAAAGCATGGAAAATTAAAAATTCTCTTGCAAGTCCTAAGTGGAATAAAATGGATACATCAGAAGTAAATCCAGATTATGTTGCACCAAGTACAGATAGATATAATCAACCAGATTTTGGTTTAGGTCCATGGGCAGCTAAAAAAGGTGGCAGAGCTGAACATAAATCCGGTGGAAGAGTCGGTTGTGGAAAAGCAAAACGTGGTTTCGGAAGAGCTTTAAAAGGGGGAAAATAATATGAGACAAAATGGAGTAAGACCAGGAAGAACAAGATTT